GCTAAAATGGATTTGAATTTATGATTTTTGAGCATTGTAATTACCTCGGTGACCTTGAACTAAACAAGAAAGAAACAAACGGCATCCGTCTCTACAATCTTCCAAGTGGAGACTGGGTGCCTTCTATTACATCTGTAACTTCTTTTTACAACCGACAGATCTTTGTCAAGTGGCGTAAGCGAGTTGGTATTGAAGAAGCAAATCGTATTACAAAAAAAGCAACTACTCGTGGTACTGATTTCCACGAAGCAGTTGAAGTATACATGCGGAACAATGAAATAAACTGGGATGACTTTCGTCCTCTCACACAGTTTATGTTTCATCATGCCAAACCATACTTGGATAAGATAAATAACATACACGCTATCGAAAGAACTCTGTACTCTGAGTATCTTGGATTGGCTGGTAGGGTAGACTGCATTGGTGAATACGAAGGAGAACTTGCAGTCATTGACTTTAAGACTTCTGAAAAGATTAAACCAGAAGCATGGTTAGAGAATTATTTCGTTCAAGAAATGTTTTATGCCTCTGCCTATTATGAACTGACTGGAATCCCTGTTAAAAAACTTATTACCATTATGGTTACACCAAATGGTGAGGTTGAGGTATTTGACAAAAGGAACAAAGGCGATTATATTAAACTTCTAGTTCGTTACATAAAAGAGTTTGTACATCACAATACTAGGACGCAGAATGGAGAATGAACTAGAAAAAGAACTAGAGAAAAAATTCTTCTGCCCATCAAAATTCGCGCAGGACATCGAGAATCTTGTACTGGAAAATAAAGGTATGAGTTATATCGATGCGATTGTTAATTTCTGCGACAAAAATTCTATTGACGTAGAATCTGTACCCAAACTAATATCCAAACCTCTTAAAGAGAAGATAAAGTTTGAGGCAATGGAGTTAAACTTTTTAAAGAGAACTTCCCGTGCCAAATTGCCTATTTAATTCCAAAAAAGGGCGAAAAAAAATTCCGGCAAAATTTTCATGTATAAGGTTTTTCAGTGATGCCGTTTGACGCATATAAATCATACCTTTCTTTGAAGAATCACTTTACCAAAGAAAAGTATGATTACCACAAATACTGTGGTAAAAGTCGTGCTACCGTAAAATCGTTTTATAAACGTAAAGATCGTTTCTGGTTTGAGAAATTAGCACGTAACAAATCAGATAAAGAAGTAGTTGAGTTTTTCGTATCTAATTTTATCGATTGCACTGATCCTGGAAAACTATGGATTGGTGAGATGATTCGTGAAGGTGAAGATAGATATATGTCATGGAAAAAAAGAACTCAGTCTCTATCTTATTTGTTTAAGGAAGAATCTAATAGGATATTCGATGACGACAATCTTGATTTGATGTTTGCCTTAGATGGATCTAAACATCCGCAAATTTTAAAAGAATATCTTAGAGGAAATGTCTCTATAGAAACAATGGTAATTCTTGATAAAATATTGGGATACAAAAGTAAGTGGGATAAACAATTGATTGATCCAGTATGGGAATCTGTCAGTATGAAGTTGAGAAAATATTCACCTTTCCTAAATATTGATGTATTTCGTTATAAAAAAATTCTTAAGGAAGTAGTTTTAGGAGAAGCATGAGTTTTTTTGAATCTGATTTAGTCCGTGCAGAAATGACGGAAATTCAAGAACTTCAGGATGAAGTTTATGGTAATGTTTTTAAGTTTCCTTCTATGTCAAAGCAGGAGCAAAAATTTCATGTCGCACTTCTAGAAAAACTACTAAACAAACAAAAGATTCTTTATACAAGACTGAGTTTGTCTGATGATCCTGAAGCAAAGATGATGAAATCTCGCATCATAGAATCTGCTACGATGATGGGGCTTCCTCCAAACGTTGACATCAGTGTTATCTTTTCCAACATGGGTAAGATGCTTGATGCGATGAAGAAGCAGATTGACACCCAGAGTTTTTACTAGTAGAATAACGAAGTACCCAAAAGCCAAATCTTACAAATACAAATACATGTCATTTTCTGATCTCAAAAAGCAATCCTCTATTGGTTCTCTAACTTCCAAACTTGTTAAAGAAGTTGAGAAGATGAATAATACTTCCAGTGGAGGTGATGATCGCCTTTGGAAACCCGAAGTCGATAAAGTGGGTAACGGTTATGCCGTCCTCCGTTTCCTTCCTGCCCCTGATGGAGAAGATCTCCCTTGGGCAAAGATGTACTCTCATGCCTTCCAAGGTCCTGGTGGTTGGTACATTGAAAACTCTCTGACTACACTTGGATCTAAAGATCCTGTATCAGAGCACAACCGCGAACTTTGGAACAGCGGTGTTGAGTCTAACAAAGAAGTTGTCCGTAAGCAGAAACGTAAACTGTCTTACTATGCAAATGTTTATGTTGTAAAGGATCCCACTAATCCTCACAATGAAGGTGGTGTCTTCCTCTACAAGTTTGGTAAGAAGATCTTTGACAAAATCATGGAAGCTATGCAACCTGAGTTTGAAGATGAGACTCCTATCAACCCCTTCGATTTCTGGCAAGGTGCAAACTTCAAACTGAAGATTGTCAAGAAAGATGGTTACTGGAATTATGATAAGTCTGAGTTTGATACTCTTGCTCCTTTGCTGTCTGATGATGATGCAATGGAAGCAATCTGGAAGAAAGAATATTCTCTTGCTGGACTAACTGCTGCAGATCAATTCAAGTCTTATGAAGATCTTGAGCGTCGTCTGAAGTATGTTCTTGGACAGAAGTCTCGTCCTACCACCCCCGCTGACGAAGAGACTCAATATGATGATTATGCTGCAAAAGAGTCAGCAGAGCGTCAGATTCAGCAGTCTCTGTCACGTTCTAAGCCAGACTTCAATGCACCTGATATTACTCAGTCTGCACCCGTTAAATCTGATGAAGATGAAGATGATGCACTCTCCTATTTCCAGAAACTAGCAGAGAGTTAATCAAATAACTTAATATCTTCTCCTCTCTTAAGGGTTCTACTCACATATTGGGTAGAACCCTTTTTATATGGCATTATCTTATTCACATCTTCAATTATTAATTCAAGATACTGAGGTTTAATCAGGTAAATATTTCTCTTTAATTCTTCTTTGCGAACTTCATATGTGTAGTTTGAAACAACATCTACCTCATTAACTCTTGTTACATATTTACCTCTTGTTTCATCAAAGTATTCAGTCTTGAAATTTTTTGGAACGATTAATCCTTTTTTAATAACTATTTCTCCAGCGTCATTTTTAAGTTCTCTTGTCTCATAATGATGAATATTATTTGATTTCTCTACATCTCCATATTTTTTGATAAGAAAATCGTTAAACGCCATCTGTGTCAAAGGCCATTCTGTCTGAATGTTTAGAATATTATTAGAAAGAAGAACCAACCAATCAAGCGTTTCATCGTCGTAGATATCAAATGCAACATTGTCTGGGCGATCATCTCCCTCAATCTTATATTGAGTAAAGAATGCTAGGTTTTTTAAAATATCTTCACGAATTTTTACACGCTTAAAAAGATTTTTAACAGTCGTGTAGTCACCAATACTTTTGCCATCAGAATCTCTGGTGACATAATCAAAATCTGGAACTTGTCTGAAATAACTTGCCATTAGTAACCTATACTACTGGGAAATGAACCGTCAACTATTTTTTGGAAATCCTCTTCAGGATCTGCTAAAGATCCTGTGGATGCTAAGTAATCATCTTCAGTAATTGGATCAAGTTCTTGGAAACTCATATCAATTTTATATTGAGTCATCGTTCTTGCAGGATCATCATATGTCATATATGTACTACCATTTCCATACGTTGTATTTAGATCCAATAAGGCACAATTTTTTATTTTTCCTATTGATGGATGATCTCCACCACTACCTGTCAAATAATTTATTGTGAAGATGTTAGGACTTACTACAAAAATGTTATCGGTTGATTTTTTAACAGACATTCCTTGCTTGAAAAATCTTATAATTTTTTTGATTTGTGTTGCCTCAGGGCTACTTCTAGCAGACATTGTGAATGTGAAATTAAAACTTCTCAATGTGGGTGCTTGAAAGAGCAACTCCATGTTTGGATTGAGTATACCGCCACCAAGTCTAGAAAATAAATTAGTTCCAGTAAATTGTTGTGCTAATCCAATTCTTAATGCTGAAATGATATTAGATCCTTGTGTTGATCCAAGAGCTGCTGCAAGATCTTCTGGGCTCATAGTTACAGCATTTCTTAAAAAATCTGCTCCGGCTTGTCCTGCAGCAACTGGGTTCAAAATAGCACCAGCACCTATGGCTGAGATTACATCTAGATTTTCACCATCAAATTTTACAGAATTTTTATCGCTTATACCTCCTGGAATTGGAAGTGTAACGGATCCTTGTATACTTTCAGTTGATCTATTACTTATGGATAATGGATCTAAATTACTAAAATCAAATTTTATATCTCTTCTTCCAGAAATATATCGCATACCAAATTTGATTCTATCTTGCTTTGAAGATCCAATGTTTTCAGGATAGAAAAGATTTTCATATTTTTTTCTTCTTGTACCTTTAATATTTAAAGGAACATTATTACTGCTGAGATTTAAATTAGAAAATACGTTTCCCGCTATCTCAAGGTTATTGAATATCTTAGAGTTCCAATGATTGTCAGGAAGATTTGTTTGTCTTACAAGTGTCTTTACTTGTTCTGATTTTAATTGATTCTTAAGTGATGTATTTCCACTCTTTGCATAGTCTTTTTGAAAATCAAGATCTGCATAAATTGTGTCATTATCACCATCTTTTACTGTAACAAAATATTTTTTATTACCATCATCAGTGACGAGTGTGGGAGTTGTTAAAAGTCTTTGATCATAAAGAGATTTAGATATTTTTTCTTGAATAATAGTTTTTTTATCATCACCATTTTCTACAGTTGTAATAGTTCTGTATTTACGATCTTTTGTTAAATCAACTCCACGTATTTCTTTACTCTTGATTTCTTTTGCTGCCATTATTCAGGAGTTTTTTTCTATTTAGATGTTCTTAATGTAATAAGCATAAGGGATATCAAGAATGGTTTGTATTTCACTTTCTCTTACGATGTGTAGTTGTCCAGGAATCTCCTGCCAAGTATAGTTTCTAATCTTATCCCAATGAAAATTTATTCCTCTGAATCCCCATCGATATACATCGGTTACGCCAACTATCGGATGTTGATCATATTGTATTCTTGGAGTTTTTGCATTGTATATAAAGGTATAAGTTTCCCCCACCTCTGGAATAATTACAGTTTCATTTAAAATTCTTGAGATCTCAATCATCATATCTTCAGGATCACCTAAATCTCTGATCGAATCCTTCACATTTTCCAATCGATTATTACCAACCTGTCTTTCAAACTCAAACTCATCTTCCATACTTGATACCTAATTCGTCTTCTGTGATGATTTTAAATTCAATTCTTCTATCAGCACACCACTCATGAGCTGAATTCCACTTCGCCTGATTGATAGCATAGGTTTTGCATTCAAATAAAGTAGATTTACTAGTTGGTTTTTTAGTTTGTTTCTTAGGTTTCACTTCAATAACATATGTCTTTATTTGCCCTGTACTTTCTTTTATTTTTATTATAAAGTCTGGGAAGTATCTATGAACTCTACGATCAACGGGGGAAACATAAGGTATGAAAAACTCTTCACTTCCCCACTCTAAAATATTCTCTGTCAAATCACACCATTTACAGAAGCGGCGTTCCCAGTTACTTCTACATATAATATTATTAACATTTCCCTTATATTTTTGGGGATTAGAAGGGCTGTAAATACTTTTCTTACTAACTCCCATACATATTATATAAGGTAAAAACTATTTAGATGGCAACGCCAAAACCAAGAGTAAGGAATGTTGCTGATTTAAAAGCAAACATTTTAAATCCATCTCTTACATCTACATACGAAACAACATTTAGTTTTCCAGGTGCTGTTGCGCGATGGAGTAATAGTGGATCTGGTATTGGTAATGGTATAGATTATATTAAGACAGAAAAAGTACAACTAGCATGTAGAGAAGCAGCACTTCCTGACACTAACTTAGCAACTCATGAACAACTGAACGATTTTAGTGGTATAACAGAGAGGCACGCATATAGAAGACAATATTCATCAACATCTTCTTTTACATTTTATGTCGATGTAAATTATGATGCAATTTATTTATTTGAAAATTGGATCAGATTCATAGTCAATGAAGATGCATCTGATTTTACATTGAATAATCCAAATTATAGTTACAGAGTTAATTTTCCAAATGAATATAAATCTGAAATCTATATTAGAAAATTTGAGAAAGATTATGCCGGAAGAAATTTAGAATATAAATTTTTAAATGCATATCCAGTTTCTATTAATACAATGCCTTTGAGTTATGATACATCGCAAGTTTTACTTTGTACTGTGAATTTTAATTTTTCAAGATATCTTATTAATTCTCCAAATGGATTCACGAAATCATCAAAAGCATCGAAGTCTACCGTTCCAGATCCTCAAGAAAAATCTTCCGTAATTAATGATTCTTTAGGAGGAACATTTGGAGGAACGGCAGGTCGTAATACCCCATTTGTAGAAAGAGATACACCAACTGGTGCTAGCATGGATGGTGGTAGTGATGGACCTCTTATTACTACAAGACAAGCACTAGGATTAGATCCAATATAACCAACTAAATAAAATTACTGAATTGAATTCTATGCCATTACCAAAGATATCAACACCAACATATGAGTTGGAATTACCTTCGACTGGAAAAACAATTAAGTTCCGTCCCTTCTTAGTAAGAGAAGAAAAGTTATTAGTTCTTGCGCTTGAAAGTGATGATCCCAAAGAGATTACTAATGCTATTAAAGCTGTTCTAAAGGACTGTATCCAAACTCGTGGGATTAAAGTAGAAACACTTCCCACATTTGATATAGAATATCTATTCCTTAATATTCGTGGCAAGTCTGTTGGTGAAGATATTGAGGTAAGTGTTCTTTGTCCTGATGATGGGGAGACTTATGGTGAGGTTCAAATTAATATTGATGATATTAAAGTATTGAGAGATAAAGAGCACACCAATAAAATCAAGATTGATGATAAGTTGATGATGGAGATGAAATACCCATCACTCAATCAATTTGTTAAGAGTAACTTTGACTTTAAAGATGATAATCAAGTTGATCAATCATTTGATTTAATTGCTTCTTGTGTAGATAAAGTATTTTCTGAGGATGAGGCATGGACATCTGAAGACTTTACAAAGAAAGAAATAAATGATTTCTTAGAGCAAATGAATTCATCACAATTCAAGCAGATTGAAATGTTCTTCACAACAATGCCTAAACTTAGTCATGAGGTTGAGGTATTGAACCCAAAAACCAAAAAGAAAAACAAGGTTGTTCTAGAGGGACTATCTAGTTTTTTCGCTTAGCACTCTCCCATATGAATTTGGAGAGTTACTATAAATTAAATTTTTCTTTGATTCAGTTCCATAAATACTCTTTAACAGAGATTGAAAATATGATACCTTGGGAGAGAGATGTCTATGTTGAACTCCTAAGATCTCATTTGGAAGAAGAGAAACTTAAGATGCAACAGCAGAAGGGGCAATGAATCTAGACGATCTTTTAAAGTCAATTAGAGAAGAAGATAGTGACTCTAAAGGAGCGAAGATAGATCCTGAAAAGTTTTTAAAAAGAAAAACGTTTACAAACCCTTTAAAAGGGCAAATGTATCAAGCACCTGGAATACCTAGTGCTCCTGCTATTAAACCTTCTATCGTTCAAATAGATCCTAAAAAGTTAATTCCTGAAGTAGCAGGTGAAGAATTTGGTGAAAAAATTGATGATCTTGTTCGGGTAATTAATGAAGATAATAAATTAGAAAAGAAAGATCAGAAACAAGATACCAGAAAATTAGAAGAAGATAAAAAGAAATACAGAGAAGATAAAATTGAAGAAAAGAAAAAAACTAAAGGTTTTGTTCTTGATTTAAAAAAGAGTACAGGTAAAATTAGTAATTTCTTTAATAAATTAAAAGATTTTATCAAATTAAGTTTATTAAGTGGATTAATTAATACTCTTTATAATTTTTTCACTGATCCAAAAAATAAAGATAAGATTGCAGCAACACAAGAATTTTTTAAAAACTATTGGCCTGGTGTTTTAGCTGCATTAGCATATTTCTTTACACCATTTGGTACACTTGTTAATTTTGTAGTGGGAACTGTTGGTAAATTCTTAATTAGAATAGGATTGCTTGCTGCTAAACATCCTATTCTTGCTGCTGTATTAGGTGGAGCTGCTTTGGGTATCGCTGGATCTGAGTTAGCAAAGAAGAGACAAGCAGAGGCTAGAGAAAGACAAAGAGATTTCTTAAGAGGATTGGGAGTTGTATTTGTGGATAAAGAAACCGGTGAACCCATCACTGATATCGATAAAAGAATGATCGATTTTGATGCAACTCCATTCAGAGACACTCCCGACAATCCCGTAGAAATTAAACAATATGAACCAAGTTTCCTTGAAAAATTAAGAAACACAAGAGACAAATATATTTTCGGAGTACCTTTAGGTTCCGATCAAACACTTTTCTCTGGTGGTGGACTCAGTATGGGAACTGATACAGTTCCTGCCATGCTTACTCCTGGTGAGTTCATAATGAGTCGTGGTGCCGTTCAAAAGTTCGGTGTCGGCACAATGATGGCAATGAATAAATCTGGTGGAGGAACTAACCGTCCTAAGTATGGAAAGGTGATGGGGTTACAGGGTGGTGGATATGTTGATTTTGCTAAGG